ATTGTCTCTCTGCCGATCTTGTCGTTGATGTCGAGGATGCGGCGGATCGATGTCTCGTCCAGAGAGATGTCGCCGCCTTCCATCTTGTTCACGTACTCGCGGTCTTGATTGGTGATCGAGGTGCCGGAGCCGAAGGCCTTGACGCCTGCGGCTACCCGCTTGCCCATCAGCGCCATGAAAGTTTGCGTAGAGGTGATTTGCTCGGGCGCGATCGGATAGCCAATTTGCTCGGCGATCCGTGCCAATTTCAATCTCTGCTCAGCCCACGCACCGGCGAAGATACCGGATTTTGAATTGAGTTGATCGACCAGATCCTGCGTGACAGCAGCGCCCTGCGCCAGCACCTCGGCCTTCTCTTGACCCTTCTCCAGTCTGGACACGTTGGCCTTGCCGGCGGCCTCGGGCAGCACGCCCTGCTGCTTCAGGTCGTACTCCATCCTCTTCTCTTGCGCCTTGCCGAGTTGCTCGCGGATCAGTTTTGCCGTGTCGGAATATTGTGCGCCGGTACGCTCCATTGCTGCGGCAGCGGGCGCCATGTTGGCGATGCCCAATTGCGTTGCGGCGTATCCGGCACGGCGCGCAGCCGTCTCATAGGCCGCCGCATTGGCCTCGGTGAAGAACCCGGGCGAGCCCGGCTGCGCCAATGGTTGCTCCGGCATCGCCGGCGGTGCCGGCCTTGCTGCGGGCGTTTGCGGTGCCGGCTGCGCCTGCGCCACCTGGAAGCGCCCGGTGGGCGGTCCCGTATCAGGGGCTTGGCTAAATTGCGAGGGATAGCGCGTATCGCCAGGTGGTTCAGGTGCATACGAAGTCGATGGTTGCCCGTATTCAACCCCGGTGACTTCACCCAAATTGCCCGGCTGATCGGGACGTAGGCGCCGCTCATCGCCTGAATCTGTTTGATCCGTCGGCAGCGAAGACGTGCGGTTGATGCTCGGCGGCAATTGCGGCCGCGGCTGCTGTGGCTGCTGTGGCTGTCCGAGCGGCGAACCAAATATTGCCGGCCCCTGCGACTCAAGTCCCTTTATGGCCTGCTGCTGGATGTCGGCGGAGCGCAGAGCGGTTAGCGTCGGAATAGCGCCGGCACCTGAGGCGCGGGCGAGCTGCTCGGCGATCTGATTGTAGTCGATGTCGCCGCCCGGCGTGCGCGGCAGGCCACCCGAGAACAGGTTTTGCAACTGCTGTTTCTGCGCCTGATCCTGCCCGGCGAAATATCCGGTGAACGCCGTACCGTAATCCGGCACGTTGACACCGCGGGCGATGACCTCGTCGGGCAGAAGGTTGAGCGAGACAGGCATGGGTTACCCCTAGTATCCGGGTCCGTACGCGGGGCCCGTGTAACCAAATAAGTTTCCGATGCCAGCGCCTAGGTTATTGGCGCCAGCGCCAAGACCGCCAAGACCGCCAGAGCCACCCCCGCCGTATCCAAGCAGCCTGCTCCCGAGGCCGAGGAGGCTGTTGATTTCACCGGTCCTCGCCTGTGCCGCTCCGAGAGTGCCAGCCGCTTCCGCCGAACCAATCCCGGCCTGCGTGCCGTAGCCGAGCTTGGCCTGATCGGTGAGATTGCCAGACAGCGCTGTCCCTTCTCCGGTATAGGCACCACCCAATTGACCGGCAGTACCGAGCGAATAGGGGAGGAACGGCGCCAGTCGCTGGACGTAATTTCCATATTGCTGTTGGGCGAGGCCTGAGGCACGGTCCTCCAGCGCACTCAATACATTGCCGGAGTATTGTCCCCCGCCGGTGCCACTTTGACGCTCAGTTGCCTGCAGCGCTTGATCGCGGGCAAACTGATAACCGGGATCTGTCTGGAATAGCGCACGAGCTCGATCCTGCCCTGCCTGTCCGGCGGCTCCGGTGATGTCGGCGTAGGCCTGCGCACCACCCTGTCCGATGTTATAGCCCGGCTGGAAAACACCTTGCGCCTGTCCATAGCCAGACGTCAGTGCGTTTTGGCTCTGTGAGTACAGCGGATCGGCATAGGCCTGCGCATTCTGTAGTCCCTGGATCTTTTGCTGGGCCGCGGTCTGCGCCGCCGCTTGGCCACCGCCGAACAGTTCGTCAAATAATCCCATGGGTTACTCCGTTAGACTTGCGGCAAAGTTTTCCATCGCCGCCTGGTCGACCTCTCCCGCCGGCGCCACCACGATAGCCGAACCGTCGAGCGGCCACGGTGTGCGGCGGAACGACACCAGCCCGTAGCGCATGGTTTCAAAGGCGAACAGCGGATGATCGGCGCGATCGATCCACGCCTGCACCAAGGGGGTCAGGAAGTTATAGAGGCTCGTCGGCACCTCTGGCGCGAACGTGAACATTTGGCCTCCTAGAAATATGTACCGCCGTTTGATGTGGTGCCAGCTACGGTACCGGGAATAAAATTTGGACCGCCGCCAAACGTCATGATGTCGGCGGCATTATCAGAAGCATAGCGCTTGCCGGTGACGGTGTGCCCGGCAAGATTGAATGTCACGCCGCCAAGATTCAGCCTGCCGGCCTGTTGCACGAGGGCCACCGTATTGTAGGTGACGTTCGCCGAGAACGAGACGGTCGCGCCTTGGAAGGTTATGTAGCCGGTGTCCTGCGCCGCGAACAGATAGCCATTGCCGCCAGCGGGACTGTCGCTGACCGTAATCCCGCTCCCACCGTTGATAATCTGGCCGCCCAGCCATGAGCGCATCTGCAATCCACCGGCGGCGCAGGTGCCAAGGGAAACACCATTCAACAGATGCAAGATGGACCCGCTTTCAACGGAAACGAGCCCGGGCGCAACACTGTCCTGCAGCAGAAGATTTTCAATTTGCAGGATCGCACCGTCAAATAATGAAAGCGGCCGCGTCGAACTGTCTCCGGCCCATACCACGTTGCTGGGTGTTGTGGCATTGCCGGTAACGCGCACTGTGGCATTGCCGGCCATGCCAACCATTGGCCCGGGCAGATGCAGGCCGCCGCTGTGCGTACCGTCGGCCAATTGAACGAGCACTTGCGGCGCGGCTTGCGCGTACAGGTCGAATTGATCCTGTGCGACCCGGGTGATGGCAAAATTTATAGTCTGCAGGGCATTGCCGGCACCGGCGGCCAATCCATCGTTGGCATCATTCCCGCTGACCGGGTGGACGTAGAGCGTGATCGGTCCCGTATCGATCGTCGTCTTCCAGCGCGTCCGTCCCAATACGCGCCAGCCATCGTCTATGCTGCGTACGACAACTGACTGTCCAGGCCACAGGATAAAATCAAAATCGCCATTCTCGGCCGTCAGATGCTTTCCGCGCCCGCCAGCCTGGTACACGTCTGAATTAATTACGGTAATAAAAAAGCCGTCTCCTATGGCACTATTCGGAAACAACAATGGGTAGAAGGCATTGCCGGCGAGGACGATCACCGAGCCGGAATCGCTGGCTGAAATCGTATAGCTACCGGTTACTATATTCGGCGCGCCTCCGCGCACCGTATCGGAGAGCGACTTGATCCAGTTAAAAAAATCCTTGCTCGGCTTGCCGGTTTTTTCGTCGACGTAATTGGCGACGATGTCGGGCGGCGGCAGCAGCATCAGTAGTTCCTGATCTCGGCGCTCATCTTGCCGCCAGTCAATTCGACGTCGACAGGATCAAACACCTGCACGCGGAAACGTCGTCCCTGGTCCTTGGTCTGTCCGACACGATTGACCCGCACTGGAAACATCGACGTTGCCTGCCGTCCCAGTTTACGCTGGATCGGCGTCGACCAGTTCATGCCACCGTCATCGGTCCACGAGATATACACCCGAGGATCGGTCTGGATCGGATCCGTTCCGGTCGCCCGCCCTACTCCGCGCGCTACGTCGATCGTCACCTGCGACACCCGCAGACGATTGGGAAATGCCGTCACCGGCCCCGAGTAGATATCGAAGGGAATGTCCTGGCCGAGCTCGGTCTGCACCTGCTCGGTGATCTGCAGAATATTGGCCGAGGTCGTATCTCCGGCCAGCCACTTACCGAAGGCATTAACCGAAGCGTAGGCACGCCACGTCTGCTGCAAATAAGATTGTCGTTCGTGCCAGCGCAACCGATCGACATCAAAGGCCCATGTCGCTGTCGGCATGCGCAGCACGGCATAGGAATTGCCGTTGGCGACGTAGGGAAACATCTCGATATCGTCAGCCAGTCCGCCGCCGTCGACGAACGAAGAGATGGCGCGATCAACATCCGGCGTCGAGATCGCCGTCGGCGTATAGCCGTTCAGCGCATAGACCTTGCGATCGTCGCCGACAAAGATCAGTCCCTTGCCGAAGCCGGGCTCGTAGCCAGTGACGGCGTAGCGCCCGAGTAATCCTCTTGGGATCACCTTGACGCGCGTGAACGGGAACGCCGTCGGGTTGGCCGTATTCTGCCACGGCTCGATGGTGTGCGAGCCCATCAAATACAATTCGCCAAACGGGATGGCGCGCAGCAGGCCACCGGGATTGCCGAATACGCGGATAAAATCGAGCGGGTTGATCGCCGTGTCATTAATGGCTGATGCGATACAGGTGCCGTCGCCGCTGGTGAAGAAGAAATAGCCGTCGAGAAAGCACACCGAGTTAGGCGCACCGACATCGACGTCGGGATAGTTGATCACGCTCGGCGCCGTCGTCACTTGAAAGGCGCCGTTGTCGGGATCGACCAGCACCACGTCGGGCGGGCTCTTGTTATTGCGCGCCCAGAATATTTTCTTGGTACCACCGAGCGATCCGAGCAGCGTTTCGGTACCTGACGAAGTGTAGCTCGCCACCTTGCCGGCAGAGCCGGTGAACGCTGCATAGAGCAGCGAGCCGATGACGATACCGCCGCGCCAGCCTGTATAGGTCGAGAGTTTGAATGATGTCAGGCCTGGCGCCCTGCGCCACACGGTTTGCGAGCGCGCACCATTGACCAGATCCTCGGCGTAGCAATTGATCAGGCGTCCGGCCGAGTCATGTACGTTCTTTCCCGGTGCCGAAGTAACCGGGAAGGGGATCGCGGCCTCTGGCATGTCAGTACCGGCGCAGGCCTAGCTGCGCGGCGTAATCCTGCCCCATGCCAGGTCGCATCTGCGGCATTCCCACTCCCGGCGGTAGCCCTTGAGGCGGGCCACCATAGCCGGGCGGTGCCATCCCTAAGGCGCCCGGCGGGAGTTGCGGCGGCATCTGTGGTCTAGGTGGTGGCATCGGCACTGGCCCCGAGGGCTGCGGTGCGCCTGTCTGCGGCGGGAACATCTGCGGCGGATAGCCGGCGCCGTACTCGCCCATGCCTCTCATTGGTGAGAGCGCATTGAGCGCATCGCGCAGCGAGTTGCCACCGCCTAAGCCACCATAGTCAGCCATCAGAAGTACTCCGTTTTCTGCGTCTCATACGTCGGCCGCGCGTATGTCGCGAGCCGCAACTGATCGATCGCCACAGCCACAGGTGACGGCGAATTGGGCGGCGCCGGAACACCCGGAAGTCCGAACTCCAATGCCGCATCATCAGCCAATAGCGTCGTCAGCGGGCTGAACCATTCATCGGGGATAGCATCGATGGTGTTATCCATATCGATGATCTGCGCCGCCTCGAGCCATGCGATCAGCGGCTCAAAATGATCGTCCACCGCCTCGAAGTCCTCAGCGTCTGGCTGTTGCCCGGCCGCCAAAATGCCAAGGTTGGCGAGCGCCGCAGTGACGAGTTCGCGCCGGGTTCTAGTTGCCATGCGGCAAGATCACCTGGTCATGCGTCTGCGGCGGGAATTCCGCCTGCAATTGCTGCTGGCTTGGTTTTTCTTTTTCTGCTCTTTTTCTTGACCGGCGAGTAGCCGCTGTTTTTTTCGGCTTTGCTGTGATCCGTTTCCTCGGCGGGCTCGACTTGCGTTTCGATCTTGGCTTGCTCTTCGATTTTCGTTTCGGTTTCATGCTTTGCCTCCTCTACGGAAAAATACTGGTTGCCTCTCGCCTTGCGGATCATGTGTTCGTCGGTAACCTCGACCGCGACATTGAGCGGAAAAGTGATCCCATTCCAGGCAATGAAGGGCGGATCGTCGGCATTTTTGAAACCGATCCACATGATCTTCGTCATGGTGTCTCCTTCGAGTGATGGGCGGCGCCGAGTGCTGCTGGGGGCAGCCGCTGGTAATACGGGTTAAGGCCCGACACCGCCCACCGGTTCAGTATTAACTCAGATCACGTGTCGCTGACACTGGCAAAGAAGCCGGTGAACACGCCCCAGTCCTTCAGCAGAGCCGAGGTGTTCTTGGCAACCTTGCCGATGCCGTAGGCCATCTCGATGCCGACGCCACGGTTGAAGCCATAGTCGGTCTGATCGAGTTGGGTCGGGCGCGGCAACTGCCCGTAGAACTGGGCTACCGCCGATTGTCCACACAGCGCGGCAATATTGACCGCAATGCCGCCAGCGCCGGCCGTGGCAAAGTAGACTGGACGTCGGGTCAGCATCTCCGGCACTTGGCGGACGATTATCCCGTCGTACAAAATATCGCCGTCATTGAACAGCGGGTTTTCCTTGTAGCGGTTCTCGCGCGGACGCGAGTACAGGTTGGCGTTGAGGATGGTCTGATCGTTGGACAAATCCCTGAATTGGTTGGGATCACAGAAACAGATCCAATAATCGTAGCCATCATTGTCCTGGTATGGACGAATACGCGGCACCGCCAACATGGCGCGACGTTTCATCAGCCGCAGCGAGGCTGCGGTCAATTTGTCCGTCGTGTTGTCGACGTTGGCCAACGATGCGATGGTGGCACCGGTATTATTGCTGATCGACGCGCCGAACAGAACACGATCGACATTGGCAGTCAGCCACACGTCTCTTTGTCCGGTACCAGCCGTTGCAGTAGCTGTCTGCCAGTTGACACCGTTGACGCGCTGACCTGCTGCAGAACCCAAGCCAGCGGGGGCAATTTCGAGCGGGATCGAGAAGAACGAATCGACGATCTCGTTCTTGATCAGTTCCTTGCCCCAGTCTGTGAGAAGCGGCCGGGCGATATCGAAGATATCCGCACTGTCGCGGTGATCTTCCTGCCGATTTGTCTTCACGGCATTGCGCGCCCAGTCGATGTACATCCTGAAGCCGTAGTTGTCGATCGCCTCTTCGGCACCGGTCAGGGTGCCGTTGGCAATCGCCGTTGCGCGCAGCGAGTTGACGAGCGGGACGTTGACCTGCTCGCCACCGGATTTGAGGTCATTGAGCACGCGGATGACCGAGTTCATCGACGAGCCCATGTACGGCGAGAACATATTCTGCCGCACGAATTCGCGAGTTATCTCTTCGCGAAAGACGATGAGTTTATTGTTAGCCTGGACTTGAGTAAGCGCCATTGTTTAGTCCTCCGGCGCCGAGATCTCAGCGCCGCTTGGGTTGCATGGCATAGTTAAACAACGCCGCCTCCGAACCGTCTGTGTGCGTATTCGACACCTCAGATGTGCCGGTCGCCTTTGACAGCGAAGGTGGCAGTTTGACTACGGTGTTTTGCGGCTGACTTACGCCTGTGGCGATGCGCCGATGCGCCTCGACCGCCTGCGCCAGAAATTCAGGATCCTTGAGCAGTTCGTCTTTGGTCTTTTGCCGAAACGCGGGGATGTCCTGACCAACCTCACGCATAACTTCGTTCTGCGTGAACCAGCGCATGATCGCCTCGCCCGGGTTGGGCTGCGTCACGAAATGGTTGACGATCCGTTGGTCACCGCGTTGCGCCTGTACCAATAGAGCTTCGTAGGCCTTCTCGAACTTCTCGCCATGCCGCATGTGCGTCATTTCGAGGTTCATATTGAGACGGTCACTAGCCTGCTGCTGCTGGAATTCGCGCCGCAGCGTTTCCTGCACGTGCTTGGTGTAGCCGGCGGGATCGATGACGGGATCGGGTGCCGGCGGTGCCTGTGCCGGTGCTTGCGCCCGCTGCAGTTGTGCCACGTGCGCCTGCATACGGGCGTGTTCGGCCCGCATCCGCTCCAACTCGCCCTGGACCTGGCGCCTTTCCTCGTTGATCTCGCGGGCGCGCCACGATGGCAGGACTTCGTCTTCCACCTTGGCGGTTTCTGCGGTTTCTACGGGTGCAGTCGGTCCCTTGACGGCAAAACGCCCTGTTTCGGGATCACGCGTCCTTCCCTCTTTCGGAGGCTCGGGCGGTGCTTCCTGCGCTGGTGCTTCCGGTATTGCTTCCTTGGACTCGGCTTTTGCCTCTTCTTTGGGAGCAAACGCGCTCTTCAGCAGTTCGTTTTCGGTTTCTACTACGCTCTGCTCGACTTCTACCTGTTCTGGATCAGCCATAAGTATCTCCTGGTTGCGCCCATCTCGCTGGGTGCCGGCGCTTGTCCCGTGTCGTGGGTCTGACGCTGTCCCGTTTCGTGGGTCTGACGCGAAAATTATCTGCGCTTGCGCACGATGGTGCGGCGCACGAAGGCATTGAGCGGCACGTACTTGCCGAACTCTGGTGGCGGCGGCGGCGTCGGCGGCGGTCGCGCTATGACGTCGGCAACAGCGAACAACCCACCGACGCCGGCAAATGCAGCCGCGATCTGTAGCGGCGCGTCCAAAGTCACCATCATGCGGCCACTGACAGGATCGACAAACGAACGGCCCGCGCCGTCGGTGAGCGCCCGCATTGCCATTTAGTTGCTCTGTATGATTTCCCAGGTAGTGCCGTTGGCCGTCAACTCGGCCCACTTGCCAGCCGTAGCAGCAAGGATTGCCGTAGCGGCGGCACCGCCGATAAGCGGGATTACGTTGGCCGATGCAGAGACGACCGTGAAGGCCTGGATGGTTTTGATCTTGATGGTGCGGCCGTTATAAAGCGCTGCCGAGGGCAGCGTGACCGTACAGGTCGAGCCCTTGTTGACGATGATGAAATTCTCCAACAGGCCGACAGTGAAGTCCGCCGTTTTTGTCACCGCCTTCGCGGCGCCGGAGACAATCTGGATGGCGAGCGGCTGCGATTTGATCGTTGCGCCAGTGAAGACAGTTGTCTTGTTACCGGAAAGATTACCGGCGTTTATATTATCGCCCCTGCCAACCGTAAAATACCCGAGCCCACTATAGACCCCAGTCACATAGTAGAAAACATCGGTCGCGCCATCGAAGAGTTTGATGCCCAAGCCAGGAAACATGAGTTCGAGTGTCCGGTCATTGGCATAGACAGCGAAACCTGCGCCCTTGTAGTTCCAACTCAACGAAGGGACGTTGGTGGTCGTGAGGTCTTGCCCATAGGTATAGAATTGATGATTGCTGACAATCTCGGTGGCTGACTGCGCCACGCCGTTAAACCAGTTATCGGCAACGGTATAGATCTGGTTGCCCAACAATATTGGATAGTCGACATGCCAATTACCGCCGCTGTAGGCGATCGTTGGCAACGGACTGACCGCTAAAGTATTTTCCAGATTGTCCCGGGTAATGAGCGGTCGCGACCATGGCGCAGGACGGTAGCCCCAAGTCGGAGCCTTTCCCGGCTCTCTTGCGCGCAGAATGTCGCCGGAATTGAATTTGTTAGGGTAACTTGTAAATGGCGTAACGTCATACTCCCCCCTGCCGAGATCTGTCTCATTCTGTGATCTCACTCCGCGACGAATATTGATGGGACCAAACTGCGCATTCTCCCGCATAATCAACCTCCCATCCTCGCCCGACTCCACATCGACGATGACAGGATCAAAGCCGTTAATGTATTGCCCCAGTTGCGAGCCCTGAATGGTTACATTCGATGCCGTAGCGTCCAGCCAGATAAAGGGCCATGATTGCTGAATGTAGTACTTCGCTATGTTGTCGGACGGGTCAGGTGAAGCCCTCAAATCAAACAATGACGGATTGACGTTGAATTGTATTGCATTCAACGTAGACGGGTTCTTCCCACCAAAACCTTCACCGGCACGAATAAGCGTCATCGGTGCGTAGGCATTCTCGCTATGAGCGCCGTAGACCTGGATGCCGTTGCCCCAGAACGTGGTGACACGCTCGGCACAATAAACCCTCGGGACTACTTGCACCTCTGCTGAAAGATCGGTGCCAGTGACGGCATTGAATTGTGAAAAGAATTGATGACACCAGACCGGCAACATCTGGAAAGTGCCTACACCTGTGCCGGAGTTATATGCACTCAGAGTTAACGGAATGATGCCGAAGTGCGCGGTTTTTATTGCATATGAGTTGTAGACATTGCCGACAAAGACATCAGGGCTGACAACAGTAGCAATGAAACTGTAGAGAAAGTCATTGCCGTCCGCTGTTGCGGTGACGGGTTGAATGGATGTGAGATTGAAGCATGCCGACAGGCTGTTGTTATTCGACCAGTTGCCACCAAAGACACGGCAGCCACTGGAGAAGCCGTTGAATAGACAGACCGTGGCCTCGTTCGGATTGCAGTCATAGAACGAGTTGATGTAATTTTGTGTCCCAGCAATCCAGAACCCATAATAGACATTCCCGGTGAAGCATTTTACGAAAGTATTGCTGTCGCACAGCGTTCCGTTGCCATTGGCGGCGGTCTTGAACCCGGTATAAAGACCGTACACCTCGCAATTTTCGATCCACGCCCGCGACGATCCTCCTCCAGTGCCGGTCAGGCCAATGCCGACGCCGTTTGGATCCTGTTTGCCCCGCCAATCGAAGGATATGGATTGCCCTATGATCTTGAGATTGGCCACCGTCATGCCTTGCCCGGGGCCGACATAGAGCACTACGTCGTTCTTGAAGGTCGGGCGAATGAAGGTGCCGAAGTTATTCTGGTTACCCTGTCCAACCTCGCCGATCAGCGAAAGCGAGAATTGATAGTTGGCTGGATTGGATAGATTCTGTCTCAAGCCACCTGGCAGGCCTGGTGGAATATAGGGCGGGTCGAGGTAGAGCGGTGACGTAGTCTTGTATGTCCCACCCGGCATGTAGATCGATTGCTTGTTGTTGGCGCCGGCATAGTCGATCGCCGCCTGGATCGCCGCGGTGTCGTCGGCGATGCCGTCGCCAACGGCCCCGAAGTCCTTGACGTTCACCTGCTCGCCAAACCGAGTAGCCAGTGTCCTGGTCGTGGTCGAGCCTGTTGCGGTGACCAGGCCCTGCTCCAACAGCAAAGTTGGGATCGGGAATGCCGTAAAGTCAGGTGTCGGCATCTATCAGCCGAACTGGCGCGCGCCCGGCGGTACGCCGGGGAATGGCAGTACGCCCTGTCCTGCGAAATTGGACGGCACGTCGCCCGCGGGCGTGGCCACGCCAGGGACCGGACCATAACCGGGCGTCGGGCCTACGGGTACGCCCGGTCCCTGCGGGCTCGGCGCGGGCTGGGCAGCTGACGCGCCGGAGGCCTGTTGTACCGCACCGAAGGCATCGATCCCGAGCTGCGCCGCCTCGAGCTGTGCGTCGATACCCAACTTCTGCGTCTGCGCGACGTTCTTCACCGTCTCTGACTTTGTCTTATCGATCTTCGCTGCTTCTCCAGCCAGGGCTATTTGCTTGGCCTGTTGCTGCTGCGGATCCTGCGCCGCCGCCTCCATCTGCTTGAGAAGTTTCTGCTTCACACTGTTCTGCAGCGGCGCCAGCTCGATCAGCACATTGGGTGGGATCGATTGACCACCGCGCACCAACGCCAACAACGTATCGTAGGCATCCGCCATCATGTTGATGTTGTCCGGGCCCTCGTCGATGATGATGTCGACGTCGAGGCTCCCCAGGTAGTTGGCGATCGCCGGCTGTCCGTACTGGTCTGTCGTTAGTCCATTAACCTGGATGAACTGCGCGACGCCCTCATCGTCGGTGACCCTGATCCAGCGCTCGGCCTGCCAGTGTCGGGAGACGACATTCCATATTCCGCGATAGACCCGCATCTTCCAGGTACGATAGGCCAGGATATAGGGCCCGAGCTCGGCAATCCCCGCCTGCTGCAGCAAATTGATGGCGCGACCTGATGAGCCCTCGACGCCCTGTCCCAGCAATGCCGGGTTGGGTCCGAAGTTTTCGATCTCGGTCTTCGCCTCCTGCAGCATCTGCAATTGCCCGGCAAAATCCGCCTGCTGGTTTTCCGGCGCCACTTCCTTGCCGGGATTCTTTTCGATCAATCCATCCGGCCGCGCCCATTCGATACGCGCCTTCTCCACGTCATCGACCGCGCCCTTGTCCATGATCAAGCGACGTGAATTGAGAATGTGCAGCGCCTTGGACCGACGATGATTGATCTCGTCCTGCGGGCCCTTGAAGTTTCTCACAAACCCATAGCGGTCGCCGTCATGATCGACCGCGGCGGAAAACATGATGAACTTGGAGAAACTTTTCCCCCGTTCATCGATGTAGGGGCTGTGTCCCTGCATCAGGATCGTGTTGCCGACGTACAATGCCCAGCACCAATGCCCTTCATGGATGTACCAATGGTCCACCATGCGCAATTTCTTCGCCGTGGTGTTAACCCACATGATCTCGCGATCGGAATAGGATGTGAGGTCTGTGCCGCTCTCGCTCAGCCCGCCAATTTCATCCTTCTTGGCCGGCACCAATTCCTTCGCCTGCTCGGTATCGATCCACTTGGAGATGCCGAGAAAGCGCGCGTCGGTAAAGCCGTCGTCATACGAGCGCGGGTCGTAGAAAAACGTATCCGGGTAGACCAAATGCAAATCAATGTCAGGATCGCCGTGGTCTCCATAGGCTAGATCAATCTCGATCCCGCCCAAGCCATCGACCGCGGCCATTCGCGCGGCGCGTGCCGACTTGGAATTCCAATCGACATGATCCACCGCATAACGCAACACCGCGGTTGCCACCTCGGCGCCCTGCTCGGAATTCGGATTACGCGGATAGGCCTTGGGATCCTGTTTTAATCGCTCGACCAATCCCACAACCGCATCGACCTTGCGCACGATACGGTTGGATGTGATCACCGGCTGCCGTCTTCGTTTCAGCGCTTTGATTTCCTTGTCGGTCCATTGTGCCCCATGATAGTAGCGCCGCGCCTCCTTCGCCTCCTCGATCTCCGGGCGCTTGTTGCCGACGTAGTCATAGTACTGCCGCTTCAATTGCTCGACGGTGTAATAGCCTTCCTCATCCACTTGCGGCGTGTCGATCGGCGCGTTGGCCTGCGGGATATTTGAGTCAGCCATCGATTGACATACCTTTATGCACAGTGAATAATTGACCGAGCAGGCTATATTTATGGTCAAACGCTTCAGCGATAGCGGCGAGAGCTGGTGGCATGAGCCGCCTTATACGCCGGAGGAAGAAGATGAACTGGCGCACGCCATAAATGCGCCACCGGTTACTGTTGCGCGGGCTCCTTCACAGCCTGCACCAAAAGATAGCCAGCGATCACCATCATTGCGGTGGAGGCGCTTGCGCTTGCAGGACGCTGCCCATGGTCGGCCCAGCCATCGAGCCAACTAGTGCAGGTAGAATGCCTTTCGATCGCAGGAATGCTGAAACCATATCCACCCACTCCTGGTCTGCCTTCTGGGCTATGGGCGCACCTACGGGCGATCGCGACATGAGGTAATCGTGGCGCAGTGGCGGATAACCCATCTTCTCATAAGCTTGTATGAGATCGGGATAGAACAATTCCTTCGGCACGGATGTACCCAAGCCGCCCACATACTGGCCAGGTAACGCCGTGTCGTAAGTGTTGTGCGCAGGATCAACCCGTGGTGCCTGCGGATCGAGCCGCGACACCGACAGACCAGTGTCTCCAGTCTTCACATCCAACAACCGTGGATCTGTAACGGCGAAGCGAGCCTCTGCCGCACTGGGTAGACCCATCTGCTGAAACTTTGCGGTGTCCACCGTCTTGGCGAACTTGTTGCGTGTACCGCCTGATGCTCCTGACAGGTAATCACGCAGCCCTTCCGAACCGAGTCCTGGCCAATCGCTGATGCTGCCGAAGTCACCACCACCGGCCCGCATCGCCATGTTGAACTCGCCTTTGCTGGCGTTCGATATCTTCGAGTAGGGCAGCATCTCGGCAAGCGTGTCGGCAACATGGTGCGAGAAATCGACAGCCCGCTCGCCCATCGCAGTGTACGGGAAGTAAACCGGGTCGCCGCTCTCCGCTAATGTCCCGGCCTTCTTCTCGAGGCCAGAGATCACGCCCTTGTTCGATGCCCAGATAGCGCCGC